TAATAATTCCATTAAAATCTCTAAATGTAACAATAAGTCCTGCACGACGTTGATCAGCAGGAATTTGATTCATAGTTGCTGAAAAACTACCACAATAATTAAGATAGATACAATTTATATAAGAAAGTAATCTATCTAAGCGAAGACCTGTTCGAGCATCAAATAAAGCTTGAAGTAAAGTAACTGGATAAATCTTTTTACGAACAGCTTCATCTTCGCAAAATTTATTAAGTTGTGCAATTTTAAGTGTGCTCATAATAACAAGACTTTAAACAATTACTTTAATAATCATATCTTCATTAACCTCTGTAAAAGGTCTATCAAAGTAAGCTCCCTCAGGAACATCAGGAGCAATTGCAGCTTTACCCGGCTCTACATATTGACCTCCAATAACTTCTCCAGTATCAACAAGAACAAATCTTACAAGATATTTATTAAGATTATCATCATAAGCACGATCAGCATCTTGTAATCTTTCAACTCTATTTTGAAGATCAGTAATAGAACCCTGTTGCTTTTCAAGAATTTCACGGTATTGATTAAGAGCTTTGTTAGTTGTATCCAAAGTACTATCAACACGTTTAACTATATTAGCAAATTCATTTTTAAGTTTAGTAAAATTAGCTTTTTGCACAGACTTAAATTTATTAATATAGTTATAAACTTCTTGAATTTCTTCACCAATTTGTTTAGTTCTAGCATCAGCTTCATCTTTAAGACCTTGAACAATTTCAGCACGAAGTTGATCATCAGAAGCTTTATAATCAGAAATAACTTCATGAAACTTACTATTAACAGCATTGATATGAGAAGTAACTCTAGTATTAACTTCTTCAATCATTTTAGTAAGTTCTTCAACATCATCAGTATGCTTTTTTTCAACTTCCGCAATCTTGGTATTAATATCAACATCAGCTTGTTCACGTGCTGTAATTTCAGCAGCTATAATAGATGATAATTCATTATCTTTAGTTTGACGAGCAGTAGCTTCAGCTTGAATAGCTTCATTAATAGTTTTAAAACCATTAGCTACATTAGTATTAATGGTATTAATTCCATTACAAACATTCTCAATATTCAAACGAATAGTATCATCAAGAACTCTATAAGGATTAAACCATTCAGTACCATTCCACCATTCAATAAAACCATCACTTGTCCAACGAGTAGTACCCGGAGATAGTGTTTGTTCCCCTGTAGAAGGAATCACATCGTATATGTCTCCAGCAACATTACGAACAACAGTACCATTACAATTTAGATTACCATTTCTAAATTTACCACCTTTAAACAGAAGTACACATCCGTTAGGTACTGTAATAGTTTGACCATTAAGATTAAAATCATATCTTACTTCATAAATTGTATTTTCATGAGAAAGCATATCCTGAGTAAGAACATTATCATCTTCATGACCGTTCTCTGTAATAACATCAGCGATATGTCTACGAAGTATAATATAACCTTTTTCTACATGACCAAATGTATCTTTGTAACGATCCGCAAATTTAAGAACATCGCCACGATTAGTTAAATCTTCTCCATCACTATGATTAACAATAGTTTTAGGAGTAGCAATCATGGCTTGAAGTTCAGGATCAAGATCTTTATATTTAATAGGTTCCATTTACTTTATTCTTTAGGTTCAACAATAAGATTACTTCCTTTAAGCATAATATCATCAATAACACCTTTAATAGTTCCATTATTAAAACTACCACCTTTCCAAACAAGTTTAATATTATCTGGAAGAATAATAGTTTGTCCATTTAAATCATAATTTAAATAAACATAATAGAACATATTAGGAGTATCGACCATATATTGTTCAAGAACATTTTTACAATCAATAATATTAGCTCTAAGATGTCTATGTCCCCAACTTCTAAAATTACCAACATTAGGTTCTAAATCAGCAAGACCAATTCGACGATCTTTATTAACAGCTAATGTAAAATCATCTGGAAGATTAGTAATAGTTTTATTACCAAGAAGTTGAAGAGTAGCTTCACTAAGCATTTCAGGAGTAATACTACCCGGATAAATAATAGGCATATTATCAATAAACATTCGTTTAACTGTATCTTCAATATAATTAAGAATATCAGATTTACGAATATAAGTATCAATAATCTTATTACCTAATTCATCAGAAATAGCTCTATCAGCAATTGTTTCAGGAAGTTCTCCATCAAATTGATCAAAGTATTCAGCATCAATAGTTGAACCTATATGTAAAGAATAAGTAATATCCCCTGTAATAGATATTTCGTCAATAATGTAAGTAAGTTTAGTTTCGATAACATAAACTTCATAACCTACAGCAACATCTTCAGAAGAAATAGAATCACGATCTACATCTTTAGCTACTATAACTCTTGTAGCTCCATCAAGTTCGCCATTTCGTTCAGCAAATGTAGCAAGAGCTTGTGGTTGAATTTGAATTTGATCTACAGTAGCATAATTAGCAAGTTTAGATTCAAGGTTTTTAATAGCAGTATTAGTATAATTTACAAGTAAATCATATTGCTTTTTAATATCATTATTAATAACTTTATCTCGCTCTTTAGAAGTATTATCATTATTTTCAGCATTTGTCTTAATTACACTAAGTTCATTACGAATTTCTTTAAGACCTTGACTTAACTGTTGAATAACATTATTAAGAGAAGAATTAGAATTTTCTTCAACTGAAGCAAGACGAGCAAGAACTTTAGATATGTTATTCTCAACATCAGTATTATTAGTATTGATAGAAATAGTAACAGCTTCTGTAAGAGTATCTATCTTTTCCTGAAGTTGAGCCTTATATTCACTTAAATCAATAGCTAAAGCAGCATCAAGTGAATGGAACGGTTGCCAATAATCTTCATCAGCAAGAGAAGTTCCAGCAGGAACGGCAGTTTTAGATAAATAACTATTTCCATCTTTATAAACAATACAAAGACGTTTATAGGGTTTGGTAGCATCCCATTTACCATTTGCAGTAATGAGTTGTTTTCCTACATCTTTACCGTTAATAATCATATTAGAAATAATTTAGTTTTCATTAAAATCTTCATCAGTAAGAGAAACATTTTGAATTGCATCTCCACTAATTATATTAGAATCAGGTGTATCTTCAACTCTGAAAGTAGCAGTTTCGCCATTACAACTTACATAAGCAGTACGACTTCCATCTTCACTTGCAGCAATTTTAAATTCACCTAAAGGACAATGTCTTCCACGAGCAGCAAAAATAATTTTAACTTGAGCATTTACATACTTCATAATAGTCTCAGCTTTTTTAGTTTCACCAAGATTATAAGCAGCAACGCCAGCGTTAAACATTGTATAACAAGTTATAACATGTTTATTATTTCCTTTGCAAGTAGCATTACAATCGTTAAGCATATCTACTCCAAATTCAGCAAGTAGAACTAAAAGTTTATGATATAAACAAGCATAACGAGCAGGTATAACAGCGTAAACATATTCAACATTATCCATAGCTCAAGTACCAGTTATACGATAATAAACATTTACAATTTTATTCAGTTGGCAATCCGAAAGCCATTTGCGGCGTTCTAAGGCATTATCTATAATCGAGTGGAACAATAAATCACATAGAAAATTTTCATGCGGCAGAAAGCCCGATTCCAGTCCCAAAATAGCTGATTCAGCCTTACTCACCATACAGTTTTTATTATCGGATTGCACGTTATTTAAGAACACCTCATCCATCACCTTAATCAGCAAATATATTATTATAAATATAATTAGAACAATCTTTAGCTTTAAGATTAAGTTTTGTTCTAAGAACATTTATACGTTCAATATCAGTAATATCACTCTTATATATAGTCTTAAGTAAAGCATCTTCAAACTCATCTTTCCATTCAGTCTTTAAAAATTGATTAGGACGAACTCCATTAACTTCATAAAGACCTAAAGAAGAATACATTTTATAAAACTCACTATTAACTATAGTTTTAGTATTTTGTTCTACAATATCTTTATTAGTATCAAGATGATTATTATAAATAGTTAGAAATCCAAAGTCACAAAGTTCTTTAGTAAAGTTCATAAAAGCAAGTTCTATATTAACTTTACATTTTTCTTTGTCACGTTCAATAATATTATTAGTAATATTTTTAAGTTGAATAGAAAGTTCTTTCATTGCAAGAATAATTGTACTAATATTATTAGTCAATTCTTCTACACGAGTAGCAGCACTTTTAGCAAGAGTTTCAATTCGAGATTCTTTTCTATTATCAAGCCATTTAACAATTACAAGATATGCAAGAACAATAAGACCGGGTATTACTCCTTGACTAAGACCAGTTAGTAAATCATCCATATTGATAATAAAACAAAAGGTAGATGTAGTATTAATAGCAGCATCTCCCAATGGCATATCCTTTACGGGGAAACTACACATAATTACCACATCTACCTTTATAAATATTACAAATAATACTTAATCATAAAGATAGAGATGATTCACAGTATTAGCACAAGTTAGTACCTGCAAGACCATTTTCATCAACCATTCCCTTTAAAACAGTTTCAAAGGCTTCAATACCAGAAGCACCTGTTGGGAAGGCAACTTGAACAATCTGATGTACAACTTCGTCACGAGTCTTCATTTCACGAGGTTCAGCAAAGCGAATTGTAAAGATTGTAAAACCTTTGTTATTAGGATCGAATGAAACAGTATCGTTAAGATCATGCTTAGGATACATAAGATCATAAGGTTCACGATACATATCATTATATCCAAATCCAGCCCAAGCCTTTTCGTGAAGATCTTGAACATAAGCTGCATCACCGTAAGCAGCCTCAGCGTGTTTCATAGTAACATCTAAACCAGTCAAAGCATCAGCAGGAACAATAGTATAATCCTTTCCAGCTTCAGGACATTCAAATGTTAGTTTTGAACCAACGGCTTTAACATCAAGACCATGACCAATCTTATTATTCTGCAAATGCTTAGCAAGAGCAGCAGCAATTTTAGTTGCATCAGGATTCAATCCAGCACAAACAGTAGCAGTCCATTTGTTTCGTTCGTTAAACTGAATACCATTCTTAACAACAATAACAGTGTAATTTGAAAAAGCGTATAAACGACTAGAGTCGATCGTAAGTTCAGCTGTAAATTTAGTTGCAGCTTTATAATCACCACGAGTATAACTCATATGGTAACGGAACATTGGAAGAACGATCGGACCACCTTTTTCAAGACCACGACCAATAACAAGATTAAATCGACCGAAATTCTCTTTACCTGTACTAATCAGAGTATCAACTCCATTTTTAAGATAAAACATTGCAGGAGCACCAGCGGCAACTGCATCTACAGATGCACCACCATACGCAGCAGTGCCGGCAAGAACAAATTGTCTCATAAGCCTAAAAGTTTTAATAAGTTTGTAATATTATGAAGCATTAGTTGCGACAATAGCTTTTAAGTACATATTAACCGCAGCTCTAACAACATCATCATGCAAATATTCGATTAAATCACAATCAACTTGATTACCAACATCAGGATGACAAACGACATTAGGAGTTTTGATATATGAATATCGAATAGAATCAGGAGCAACTCCATTAACAGGACCAGTATAAACATCTAATGTAATAGAATTAACATCTCCTGTTATAGTACAAAGTGGAGCATCAAATTCAGCTCTATTACAAAAATCATTAAGAGTAGCTCCTAATTCTTCAAGTTCAATAATACGAATATCATAGATACGACCTTCATATAGAGACTTAAACCCAGTAACCAATAGTTTATCAGATGTACCAATATTTACGACATAAGGATCAGTTTGAGAACCGGCTCCAGATCCATTCGTATCTTCACTTTTATAAAGACTACGTAATGAATTGATTTGCGAATACTTAGAATTATCTCTAGCAACTTTCGTATTACCATCGATATTACGAACATTGCCTTGAATAATGGATTTAACTTTATCCCGAATAGCAATGTTTAGATTCACATCTATATCTTCGGGAAGAATTGCACGAACAGTTTGCATACCAGATTGTTGAGCAAGTTCTCTAAAATAAAGGTGCATATCTACAATATCCATATCATTGATATTTTAATTTATTTTTAAACGCAGTTACAGCACGTTCATTGGCAGGATTCTTAAACCAAAGAACAGCTTCTTTTATATTAGCTCCAATGAAATCACCAGCAGCAGTAGAAATGTTCTGATTATCACTAGCACGAATAAACTCGCCTCGAGAAATAAGAGTTTCAATAAGAGCTTTAACTTTTAAGTCTTTATCATTGAAAATCTTATTGAATTTAGCAGGTTCACGATTACTGTAATTATCAAGTTCAATTTCTTTTTCAAGCTGAGTCTTAACAGAAGCGTTAATGACAGGCATACCATCAGCAACACAATACTGAATATAGACAGCTTCAAACAAACTATCATCTCCACAAGCAGCAAGGAAGTTACGTTTAGCATTCTTAATTTCTTGACGACGACGCTGAATAATTTCATTTTCTTTAACATCATCTTTGAAATAAAAGCGATAATTAATATCACTATTAATAAGAGCCATATCCTTAGCTACATCCCTATAGAGCAAACAATGACGATACTTAATATAATCCTCTACATTAACAGGAGTACCATATTGGTGCTTTGTAGATTCAAGTTCATTCAAGTCTTCGATCTTAGCTTCAAGAGCTTTTTTAATTACTTGAATATCATCACGACGAATAGAGCGATATCTATATTCAATAGCATCTTCTTTAGCCTTATAAGAAAGATAATCTCTCTTATGACGCCAACGAAAACTTGTATCGAAGGTTTTACCCATTTCATTAACTTCAATCTGCATATTATTAAGATATGCTTTTACACGAGTAACGAAAGTAGGATCATTAGTTGCAACTCCAATTATATTTGGAAAATAAGCTTCGACTTCGTCTTTATTAGAAGCAAGAACAGAAGACGTTCTAAAACTACTACCAATATATTCATGTTTCTTTGGAAGATGTTTATCGTTAGCACGACGATAAAATGAATAATTAGCAATTAAATTAATAGTAACAGAACGTTTTTCAAGATAAGGTTTATCAAGATCTCTTTCTGTTTCTTGATCATCAGGCTTATTAGGCTGAATATCGTTATCTAGTGCTTGTTCCCCCGTAGGAGAAGTCATTGCAGTTTTATCAACTTCATTACCCTTATTAGGGCTAAAACTATAACCAGTTGTACCGTTATCCATATCTTTAATTTGATTAATTATAATTTACACTGAAGCAAGAACATCTTCGTTGAGTTATCAATTTGCAATCCCAAAGAAGATTTAACTTCAAATCTACTCATATCAATTTCAGTAGCAATGAAGTTAGTATCAGGAACACCCCAAGATGCAGGAACGTCTGACAAACCTTTCAGAACTTTAGCTTTATAAACTTGATTCTTCTGACGGATAAGACGAACATTCTGTGTACCCTTATAAGAAGAGAAGTCAATTAAAGCAGCTTGATGAGAAGTAATAGGCAGACCTGAACGAGGATGAATAAGACCATTCTTCTTTGCAGCTTCAGCGATAGTTCCTTTTTCAAAGAAAGAGTTATGTTTCAAAGTAATTGTATGACCATCTACAGTCTTATATTTACGGAAGTAACGACCATAAGCTAAACCATCACCATCATCCATAATCATCTTATCTCCAAGAGGAGTAATGAAACCTTCAGATTTAGCATCATTACGAATTGCATTATCAAAGTCTTGAGCAAAACCTTTACCACACATCAGAACTACTTCCATAGTTCCAGTATCAGTATCACGGTTAAGAACATCACCGATAGTACGTTCAATTTTATTCAAAGTCAAGAACTCACCATAAGTATCATAGTTAGATTCACGACAAATTTCAAACATACCAGAAGTATGAGGAATAGGATTACCGTTATCACGGTCTTTCAACATAACTTCACCATTCTGATTACGGTTATATTCAGCAATCCACAGACGTTCCTCGTTCATTACACGCATCTGCAAGTTGAATTGTCGCATCTCCTCGTTAATCCACAAGTTATGACTACCGCCACCCGGAGTATCAAATTGATAAGTAGTAATAACATTAGCTAAGTTACCAGCAATTTCTTTAGAATAACGATGGAACTCAAGCTGACTAGTCATTGTACCAGCAGACATAGAGTTACTTCTGTTACCCTTAGAATAAGATTCAGAAATTGTAGGAGCACTCATTGACCAATACTTACCTTTAGCAAGCAATTCAGGATCAATAAAGAAATTAGGATTAGGACTAGTACACTTCAAAATATACTTATATCCATATTCACTTTCTCCACAATCTTTCTGAATACGAACTTGAGTCATACCATCAGGAGCAATCAGACCATATTGTTCAATAAACCAATGAGTACTGAAATGAACTTCAAATTCAGAACCACCAATACCCGGCTTAGTAATAGCAGGATTGAAATAAGTAACAAAGTCATCAAACTTCATTCTACCCATAGTACGCCAAGTCCATTGAACAGTTTCAATATCTTTAACTCCAGACTTACCTTGACCTTCAGTCATAAACGTAAGAGGAAAACGATCATCGTCCATACCATAATTATAAGTAATGAACGAGTTAATTTCGACAGGCTTAGTTAATTGAAGATAAGCAACAGATTCTTCATTAGAATAACCTCTATCTTCAAATTTACCTTTGTCGAGAATACGCATTTTATACATAACTACAACAATTTAGGAATTAATAAATCAATACCCAAAGTCTATATCTTTAGGTTTATTACCAGACTGGGGTGGATTAATCTTTACACCTTTTGTTGTAGCTTGTTTACTCTTAAGTCTTAGAGTTTTAGCTTTTTCTTCTTTAATAGCCATATCTACAAGGCTAGCATAATTACCACCTACAAATCTTAAATAAGCACGAAGCAGTTGATCATCACGTCTTTGTTCAGGAGTATCTTTAGCAAGATCATATTGATAACGGCTAATTCCGTTTTCATCAATTTGATAAACATAATTAAAGAAGTCATTTGGAGTTGCAGAAATCTTTTTACCATCTCTTTCGATAATAATATTATCAGGAATTTGATAACCAGCAATCTTTTTACTATCAATAACTTTTTTAACTCCAAGCCAATATTTTTCGCTTTCTTCTTCATCAGCTTTAATCTTAGCTTCAGCTTCTTGACGAAGTCTTTCATGAGCTTCTTCATCAGCCTTTTGAAGAGCAGCTAATTCTTCTTTAGCAACTTCAACAAGTTGTCCACTATCTTCAAGATATTTAATATACTTGTTTACATCACCACGTTTACCGAACTCCTTATACGCTTGTTTAATAATAGCTTTTTGTTGTGCTGTATCATTTTCATCAACTACAATTTGACTTCTATCTGGAACCTCATTAAATCCTTCAAGACTATTACCATTGGCAACATAATAGTTAATTAAATCAGGAAGAATTGGAATATCACTATAAAGTCTATTAAGAGTAGCTTCTTGAATTTCATTTTCACGAATCTCAATAACAGAATCAATATAAGATTTAATTCCCTGAGGAGTATTATCAAATTTTACTTTCTTACCTTTATCATCAACAACATCAATACCTATAGACTTTTGAATAGCATCAATAGAAATCTCATCTTCACCACCTTCTTCAGCTACAAATTGATTAATATAATCATTAGCCTCATCAGCTTTCTTAAAGATATTACCATCTTTATCAACAAGATTTCCTTCATTATCTACAGTAAAAACACCATCTATAGTTTCTAATGTAGTACCAGCTTCAAGAGTCTTAACGTCGATAGTACCATCGCCATTTTGACCATTATTCTTATCATCCTTTTTAACATCAGGCTTAGGCTCAGGCTTGTCATTAGGCTTAGGCTCAGGCTTAGGCTCAGGCTTAGGATCATTACCGGCTGCGGATGGAGCAGGATCTGGATTATTATCTGGTGCAACAGGTGCATTATCTAAACCAGTTATACCATCTTTACCAACATTACCAGTATCTAAATCTGTTTTATTATCAGCAGGAGCAGGATTATCATTACCCTTACTGTTGCTCCTATCAAAACCAAAATCAAAATCAGGCATAGTATCTCTTTTTATTATTGTTATTACACAAATATATATAATATGTATAAGTACAACAACACCAGTATGTTTATTATTTATAGAATTTGCAAGCTCATTTTGATTACTGCCCCGATATTGACTTTTGTGTATCAGCTTATATTTGCCTGTTTCTTTTACCTACAATCAATTTAAAAACCTAAAATGTATAATAGTATCAGTTTTAGACAAAGTCGCTCCAGCAGGCGGAAAAGTAGCAAATTTCGAACATGAAAAAACCGCTGCCCATCATCACGACGAACAGCGGCTCAATCACTAACATTAATACATAAATTAGACTAATTAAGAAGAACAAATTCCCTATTTCTTTGAAGAAGATGTTTTCTTCTTTGCAACATCATATCTATTCTTATTTTCTTTAGCAACTTTAAGTTTAATATTGCTATCATATATTTTAGCTCCAATTTCTTCACGTTTAAGTTGAGCATTAATAGCAATTTCTTGACTTTTCTGAGCAATCTCTTGCATCTTAAGATTATTAGCAGCAGTAGCCATACGTTCTTCAGCTTGAGTTTTTTCAGCATCTGCAAGACCATTATCAAACGACATAATATTAGCATTAGCTTTAAGTTGTTCAATCTGACCATCAAGATATTTTTCAAGTTGAAGTGTAGCTCTGTCTTGTTCCCCTTTAGCGGCTATCTTTTGAAGTTCAAATTCCTGTATCATTTGTTCTGTTTGTTGCTTCATTTGTTCCATTTGTTGTTCATGTTCACGAGCAATATTTTGATACTTCATAATAAGTTTCTTAACAGAAGCAACATTATCTCCAGCAATACTAGCAATAGCCATATCCATATTGCCATTTTGTGCAGCACTAAAAGCAAACTGTTTAATCTGATCAAGTTTTTCTTTTTCTTTAACAGATTGTTTAGCTTTAATTAAATATGAACTATAAAGATGAGAATTAACATCAAGGCTTAAATATTTGATATTACCTTCTCCGTCTTTATAAGAAGTTTGAAGTCCATCAATCCAAGCAAGTTTACTATAGTCCATATCACGAGCATAATCGGTTTCTCTAAACATATCGAATACATATTCAATAACTACAGAACCCATACTACCTCTCATGATAGCTTCATCAGTAACACCTTTACCAGCACTATTAGAAATCTCACCATATCTTTGAGCTGTCATATCAACTTGATTCTTTGCTTCTTCTTCAATAGATTGAATAAGTTGAGTAAGCTGAACAATATAATCATTATTGCTTGCACTAAGCATACGAATCTGTTGAGTACGAAGCATACTTGAATCATCTTCATCATCAATAGGTAAAACTCCAGTAGCAACCATTCTATATATTGTATCATCAGGTTCTGAACCAAGTAATGATTTAGCAATAAGAAGAATATTAAGTTTATTTGTTGCTATTACCATTTCACGATGATAGTAAAAGATATTACGAAGAACTTGATAAGGAGTCATAATCTTAATAATACTAAACTTACCAAATCTAGGAAGAACTTCCATAATACCATTATAAGAAAGTTTACCATCACGATTATAAGCTATAGGTCTTGCTTTAATAGGATATATTGCATCATAACGACCACCTATACGTACAGCTTCATATACTTGAGGTTCCCAAACCCATTCAAGACTTATATCACCTTCTTGCATAACATAGTCTTCTTCAACAATCATTTGAGTAATAAATCCATTTGATTGTGTAGTAAGAATACCACGTTTAGCCATTCCTCTCCAATTAACAAACCAAACGTCAATAAGATTAGTATTAAGATCTCTAATACGAATAGGAGATCGTTTAAATAAATCTCGTTCTACTTTAGGAAACTTATTACAAACATCTACAAAATAATTATGATATTTATCATAAGTAAGAAGTCCAGAATCATCAGCTCCATATCCATATTTACCATAATAACTATTAAGGAATTTCTTTTCATTTTCATCAAGAAGATCATCAAACATATCAATTATTTGTTGATAAGTAAGACGACGTCTTTCAGCAAACATATCAAAATCCTCAACAAAGAAATTATCATTAGGTACAGGATAAGCATCGCCTGGATCTACAACTCTTTTAATAAGATTATTTCCTACTATTTCTGTATGAGTATAACATTCACCAAGAGATACAAAGTCAAAATAAGCTTGAGCATATAAAAGAGTATCTTTAGTTATATCTTGAATAGCATCAAGAATATGTTGTCCTTGTTCAGATTGATCATCAATATAATTCTCATTAAATTCTTTAATGAAAGCTGGAATATCAATAGCTTGTTGAGGATTAAATTGAGACATATCTTGACCTTCATTTTGAGCTTGTTGAGCAGCAGCTTTAATTCTATCAGCTATTTGCTGTTCTATAATAGGTCTAAGTTGTTCACGAAGTTTAGCATTTTTAGACATTATTATTTCTGGATTATTAGCAGAAACAATAAAGTCATGTGGATTTTTAATATATTCTCCAACAAATCTACGAATTACACCATTCATAATATCATAATTACGAAGTGTAGCTGGAAAATAAGTCCACTTTTCCTTAGTAACATTATAAGGATTAAGTGTTTTCTTATAATATTGACTAGGCATTTCTCCATGTAATATAGATAATTGTTCATCTATATCATTAGTACCTTTAGCTGCCATACCTGCAGCAATAACATAGTCAACACTATTACCATACCACTCAGGTTTAGCTTTTTCAACAGCACTGACTTTCTGTTCAGGAAATTCAGCAGTTCCAAATTTATAAGTGTAATCAGCCATATTTTTAAAGTTTTATTTAGATTGAAACCAAGCTCTATTCCAAAAAGAACTTTGGTCGTTGTCTTCATTTGTTTTAACTCTTGATTTAAGTTGGTCTTTAGCTTTAAGTTGTTTAGCTTTCCATTGAATAGCTCTAACTATAAGTTGAGAAACACGGTCGAAGTTACCTTCAGGATTCCATTTCTTAAGTTCAAGAATAGTTTGATAATCAAGAATATATTCAAACATATAAATATCAGAGCCATCTTCATTCTTACCTACAACTTCATAAAGCATTTCTTTAAGAATACGAATTGCATTTAACTTCTTATCAGAACCGCCAACATTATAACCATAACTAGTACTTACTTTACCTTTAATTGAAGCATCCCATACAAATAATGGTTCATGTTCAAGTCTTTTAAGTTCTCCCCATTTACGGAAATTAGAAACAGTTTCACCACGGTTAGTTTCAACAGCAGCTGTTCCTACAATACCATAAAATATACAAAGATTAAGAAATATTTCATCAGCTTCTTCAAGTCTATCTGGACGACCATAATAAGCAGCAACAAGTTTTTGTTTAAAACCATTACGTTCAGAAGCTTCTTCCCAAATAGCAATACTATTATGCGAATGTTTATTAGTAATTTCTTTCTTTTCTTTATCTACACCTACAGGGTCATATGTAGCACTATATTTACCTTTAGGTATGCCTTTGATTATTCTATTGGTCTTACTATCAAAATAAGTTTCTTCTTCAGGCATAAACCAAATTCTAACACAACCATGAGGAGATTCATTTCCTCTACGAGGAACACCCTGTATATAATCATATACTTTTTTACCATCAGCAGCTAATCTATCATTACTTCTAAATACAACTTTACCATTAACTCTAATTAATTCTCCATCAATATAAAATTTATAACTATCATCAATACGAAGTTTAGTTTCCCATGCAGTAAGAGCTTCACTACTAAATATATTTTCTCCACCACTACTAAATGATTCCGCAGGAAATAAAGCATACTGTCCAAGATAATTAATATAATCAGAATAAGTCTTAGCTTTTTCTTTTTTCATAATACGTTCTTTAGCAGCAATCTTAAGACTTACTTCAATATTAGAATTACCATCTTTATCAACACCAAATTCTCCATCTACTTCTCCTTGTAATCCCCAACAATAAGGTTTAAAATATCCACAAACTTCTCCACGCATATCTTGATCCCATACATTTTCAAATGGCATAAAGTTATAAGCATAAGGATTATAAAAGTTTGCTTCAAATGTAGACATATCTCCAGAAGTAGCAGTACCCCAACATTTAAGTATACCAGTTGTATAAGCTCCAGTACGCATTGCAGGTTCAGTAACACTCATAAAAGCATCAAAATTATCCATAGTAGATAACTCTTCAACATTAACTTCTACAGCATCTTTACCAATAGCACAATCAGGATCATTGAAAGCAGAAACAGAAAGTAAAGAACTAGACCAGCTATTGTCTGCTTCAATCCCACTCGAGAGCTTATATCCAAGACGAAAGTCGGTATTAACCGTACTAAATATTCCTCTTTTAAATGGAGTTTTTTCTTCATAGAACTTTAAATTATTAATTGCAAAGTTAGTAAGACCTCCACGTTGAGTAAGATATTTTTTATCAATAGCAACATTAATAACAACTTTACGAGGATAAGAATTAACTCTATTAGCAGCAGTACTAGCGTTTATATATGAAAATCCTCCTCGACGAGTTTTATCAATTATAACATGAAAACCATTATTTTCTGCAAATTCAAGTACATGAAAAAACCAAAATTGAGCATCAAGGAACTTTGGAAAATCATAATGTTTCTTAGCCGTATTAACATTACCTCGTTGAATACTTGTTTCATCAAGCTGTTCCATACGAGTATAATTAAGAAAATTATAATGATTTCCTGTTATACGAACATTATAAATAGTTCCTTTAGGATCCATTAAACAAGGAGCTTCAAACCCATGTTTACGTCTATATTGTTCTCTTTTTCTAAATTGTCTATGAGGAAGACTATCAACTTTAAATTGAGTATATGATCCTTTATGTTCTCGATAATAATTTGCAGCTTCAGAAAAAAGATGAGTATTAACAAATTTCCAACCAGGTCTAATATTCATAAGAAAACCTCCACTGGACCCAACTAAAAAGAGATCATCTTTATCTACAAATCCTTTATCTTTAGCATGAGGATATCCACTTTTATCTTCCTGAAGAAATTCAAGAAAAGGATAAATTCTATCACTAGTCATAACTATAATATTATTAGTAGTAATACAATAAAAGCTGAACTACTTCCTACAGCAGCCCAGCTCGCTCTTTTTGCTTTAACTTTATATCTATTAAGTTCAGCATTAACTTTATTATTTATTTCATTAGCTTGAACTATTCTATCTTGTAAATCATTATTAATATTATCAAGTTCATTAATAGCCAATCGTTGATTTGTAATAATACTATCTTTAACTTGAATAATCTTAATATTAGCTTTAGCTTCTATAAGTTTTATATTAGCTAATCGAATAGCTTCTATAGGAATACTGACAGACACAGTGTCAGTCTTTGCTTGTTTCCCCGTAGGAGAAGTTGTCATAGACCAACTGGAGAAACCTACTAACAGCAGCACTATCATCATCATTAAGACTCTCAAGTATATATTTATTTGCATCTTCTTTAATATCATATATAATACTATCTTGTTTATGAATAACTATCTCAATAGAATCAATCCGAAATCTATTATAGGTAGTATCAATAGAAGAGATATTTGAATTAATTGGATCAATGTGAATGAATGCTCTATGAAAGATAACAAGTGATACTACATTAATCACTATCACAATGAGTATTTCTATTATATATTTCTTCATGATTCTATTGAGTTATATGTTATCCTTTAATTTTCTTCATTGCTTCAATTGTAACAGGACCAAGTTTTCCATCAGCAGGAATACCTAGAACTTTCTGAATGATTTTAACCGCAGGTTTAATACCACAGTTAACGGCAGTGTCAAATACTTGATTTGCAAGTTCTTGATTAGCAAGATTATCAAGATGAAGATGATTCCAATAATTTCTTTTATAGAAATCATCAATCATAGCTTGAAGTTCAGAATTACCTTTTAGTTTAGTTTTAAAACCTCGAGGATGTTCTTGTTTTAATTTGTCAATGATTTTCCAACCATTCCAAGTAGGATGATGTTTACGAGATATACCTTTATAAGTTTCACCTCCTGTATCATCGGGATCATTAGCATATTCGCCTTCCCATTTACAAGTTTTTCTAAATGCAATTTTAAAGTTAGCCATACTGTTTAGATAATTTTTTAAATAAACGACTCATAGTATTATAAGCCTTATTAATATAACGACCGTAATTACATCTAGCTTCAGTATAATCCACACATTTATATTGATTGTCAAGTATAGATTTAACTTCAACTCTAAATGTTCTACTTAGATTAGCAGCATCAACAAATGTTATTAATCTTACATTTTTAGAAGATTCAAGAACTCTATAATTAATCGGTTCCATCTAATACTCTATTAATCCAGCCTCTAAGAAAAACAATATTATTACCTTTCTTAGCAACATCATTATAATAACGAATACGTTCGAGTTTATAATTAGCTACTTGAAGTTTCCCTGTAAGGGAATCATTAGCTTGTTGCAAACTATCAATAATATGCTTAGTATTATTAACTTTATGAACAATACTATCAGTAGATTCTATAGGAATATATCGTTCTATAGCAACTGGTTCATGTACATCTTCTATGGGGGAGTTAGCATAGCAAATAAAAGCTGCGACAGCTCCAATAATAAAACCTACAACATAACAAATAATTGTATATCTCATAGTCCTAAATTAAATTGTTGTTTAACACCTTGAGCATTTACAACTTTAAGTCTATCAGCAAGAATCATTTCGATTTCCTTTTTAAGATAAGGAAGTTTATGAAATGTAGTACGTTCTTTAGGATTTTCTTTAATATGATATAATCCATCAGGAAATCTTTTAGGCATGCCATAATGATTAAGTTCAAAATCAGAATCAATATGGCAAAGCCAAATACCTGCATTAGGAACTCCAAGAATAGTTTCTACCATATAGGCATACATACTAACTTGTAAATTATAAACGCTACCATTACAGTCAGGCATATGACTACATGGGGCAAGAAGTCTAGTATCAGTAGGAATCCATAAATTAGTTTCTTGTGCAGGTTTAGTACTTTTATCTTTCTTATAATAACCTGATTCAAAAATAAGACCACCTCTATTAGTTTTCCAGTCACCAATAACATGCTTATCATCTCTAATAAGAAGAACGTCTATAGTTCCAGAAATAAGATAGTCTATAAGAAATGCTCCAATTTCAGCATAAATATGATAACCTCTAGCAACATACCATCCAAGAACATTATATATTTCAGGATATTTATTTTCAGTAAGTTCAATAAAATCTTTAATTGAAAGCTCAGATATATGTAAATCAATATTAGCTAAATCAGCAATAGTTATCATTTCACCATCAGGTTTATCATCAAGATAACGAATAGCTGATTTAAATTTACTAGCACCACGTATTCCTTTTTCAAGACCATCATGAGTATTAGTTCCTCGTTCGCAGGCTTCTTTTGTAATACTATTCCATTGTGCTTCAAGTTCTTTTTCAGTAATACCAAGTTCTTGAGCCTTAATACGAAGCCATTTCTTTTTATCAAAAGGATTATGTAAATGTCCAACTATAGTTGTAGTACTTACATAAGTATTACCAAGAGTATCATAATATTTATGACCTTCATTAACAAATGTAAGTTTAACTTGTTCATATCTTTTATCTCGAAGAGTAATCATAATTTAATAACCAAATCTATGAATTAATAATTTATATAAGTCTTGTGTAGCATAAATATTACCTTCAGCTATATTAATCCAATTATCATCATTAGACTTTTTAATATCAATTTTATAAGTTTGTTTCCCTGTAAGGGAATCTATAACCTCATACCATTTGATATGTTCTCGTTCTATTAATATCTTTTCTTTATTCATCTTCATCTGCATCCATACTTGATAAAATAACTTGACCACCACGAGCAACAGTTTGTTCACGCTCATATATAAGATTTTCTCTAGCTTCGTTAAGACCTTTAACTAAAGAAGGTATTTCAACAGACTTTTTAGCAAGTCTATCCATAATGTCAATAACGTCTAAAGCATCATCTTTGCTTAGACCAGAACTAAGTTTTTCATTAAGTGATTCATTAAGAACATTAACGGCTATATTAGCATTATGAATAGCTTTAAGAATGTTTTCAAGAATAATACCAGCTTCAGTTATTTTTTGATCATGATAACGACGAGCAATTTTAAATACCAACAAATCAGGTTGATAATTGTCCGGAAGATCATAATTTTCAATAGCTCTTTTAATACATTCTGCATCACTAAGACCTTGTTGTTTAGTAGGAGCATTAGGATCGGCTAAATAATAAATAACTCCTACTTCTTTAAGATACATTTCTTTATCTTTTGTTGTATCTCTTGTATAAAGTAAACGAACATCTTTATCAAGAAGTTGTTCAAGAGTAGGAGCTTTAGGCATCCCAGTGTTATCTATAGTAACAAGATATTTAATATCAAGAGTGTTTGTCTGTTCCATAATATTCTCTCCATTGTTGTTCAACATCCGGATTATATTCTACAATATTATATTTATTATGATATTTAATCCATATATTAGCATAAGTTTCACCATATTTAGAAAGAATCTTCATATATGGTTTAAAATGAACTTTCTTAAATAATTTAGCTTTACGTTCAGCTTCAAGTTCTTTTTCTCTATCACGTTTAGCTTTAGCAAATATACTCTTACTAAATTCCATATATTCTTCTTTATCCATTCTTTTAGAGGCTTCTTTAAGAGTTTTAAAGTTCTCTTTAAGAACGATTCCAGAAGGATTTTTACTAATATTTCCGAAATGAGGTATATAAGCAATACCATCATTTCGGAGAATATCAGCTATTTGTTGTTCAAGATTATCAATAATAAGTTTAATTTTAACTTTAGCTTCTGGAACTTTAGTAATCTCATCAATAATAGTATTGCTATCTTTACATACTAACGTATAAGTATCATCAATATTGCTTAGTTCTGTAACATTATGTTTATTAAAGTTCCAACCCTTAGCCATTAGTTAGCAATACCGTTTTTATTTCTATTAATAAAAATACAATTATTCGTTCCTATAACAGGACGAGTAGCAACAATATCACGAATAGGAATAATCTTAAATTCTACCAAATAAATATAAGGAGAATCAATTCTTCCATTACCTGATTTTAAAACAAGATTTGAAGCACCAGAACGATAATAAGTTCCTTTAACAAGAGAATCAATCAGTTGAGCATCTTTAGAAACATAATCTTCAAAGCCACTAACAGAAATAGCATTTGCAGCAATACGTAGATGAATACCACGTTCAAGACTTGTTCTATCAACTACAGCTCTTTCCATTTGTTCAAAACCACATTCATTATCTTTAGCAATCTTAGCTATAATAGATGTTACATTGCTTGTAGGATTAGTTTTATTCTTTAAAGCAGAAGCAACATTAAAGACTTTATCTTTAAAGCACATAGCTACAATACAATAATGTTGCTGAATTTTAACATCACTAAGAATAGCATTGAAATAATCAGCAGTGATTTCACGAATATCTGTAGGAAAATCTACAGAATAAGACTTTTGAGAACTTGTAAGAGTAAACATAATACAAATATTATTTAATTATTTAACAATATGTTCAAGACCAAGTTTACCTACTTTCATTTTAGTAGGTCTATTAGTTCGTTTAGATTTATATCTGTTAGCAAATTCAGCATCAGCTTTAGCCTTATTACTAACATTATCTTCAATAGGTTTATTATCCATATTAATAACATTTGTAGCAATTATAATATAAATATTTGATATATCCAAATATTTAATATATTTTAACTATTATGTATAATACTATGTATATTATATTATATATTATATATAATATA